CGTGAACAACTGGAAGACTGATACACTGGAACACTTAATCGAGCAGGGAATTGTGGCTTGCGAAGACTTCTTCAATAACGTGTATGGCAAGTACAACATTACACATACGGAAGAGAAGTTCATTGTAGATAGGGGCGAAGGTAACTTGCCAATCCTCTGCTTTGCAGATGCTATCACGGATGATGGTATCATCATAGACTACAAGTTTGGTCGTGGGTTGACTGGCACTGCTGACAGTAAATCATACGTATGTAACATGGCTACATACGCATGGGCATATCAGCAGGAGACTGGCAAACTGCCAGACAAGATTGTATTCATCAAAGAGAAGTGGGGCAAGAAGAAAGACCCCGACACTGGCAAGTACTTGTTTTTCCACAAGGAGTTCGTGATAGACGAGAAGCCAGTATTGCAGGAGACGATAGACTTCTACAAGGATGTGTACGATAACGTAGAGGTTGGTATCCAAGCAGGTGTGTGGTTACCTGCTCCAGACGATTCGTACTTCTGCCAGAGTTGTGGTTATCGTATCAATGGTATGTGTAATAAAGAGGTTTGATATGAAAGACAAGATGAAAGAGATTAGTGATTACATCAACGAGTGTATGCCAATCGTAGTCCTTATCACTTGGCTATGTATGGTAGCAGTCGTGATTAAAATTTTAGTATCACCTATTACTCGATGAGGAGGTAATTATGAGTAAGAAGAAAGACAAGAAACTTGAAGCGTTGAACGTCGAATACGATTCATTGAATGAAAAGATTCGACACGCAAGAGAAGAATTGGGGTACATTGAGTGTAACAAAATGAGACTCAAAAGAGACATCAAGCGAATGATGAAAAGGCAAGAAGAACTGACAGAGAAAAGAGCGAAACTCTCTGGTTGTGAGTGGGCTTGTACTGCACCGTATTAAGGAGGATTAAATGAGACACTTAGCGACGATTCGTCGTATCAAAGAATTGAGACCTATCCTTAATGCAGACCGCATCGAGGTCGCTATCATTGACGGATGGGAAGTTGTAGTAAACAAGTCTGATGGGTTCAAGGTAGGAGACCTTGTAGTCTATATCGAGATTGATTCCGTACTCCCAGACAGACCAGAGTTTGAATTTATGCGGAAATACAAATTCCGTGTTAAGACTATCAAACTCCGTGGACAAGTCTCGCAAGGGTTGGTTCTTCCCGCAAGCATACTCGCTAATTATAACTACGACTGGTTGGTGGCAAGCGAACACGATGACGTTACCGATATTATTGGCATTACGAAGTATGACCCAGAGGCAGTCAAAGAAAAAGTCTGGTGGCAGAAGTTAGCGGCACAGACCAAGGTTGTGTTCCCGTGGTGGTTGAAACCTTTTAAGCGTATCAAGTTTATCCGTGAGTGGTGGATTAACAAACACAAGGCGGTGGATAACTTCCCGCCGTTTATTAAGAAGACCGACGAAGAACGCATCCAGAACATGCCAATCCTATTCGATGAGTTACGCAGGGGTTATGTCTCTCTCTCTGTTACAGAGAAGATGGACGGTACGTCCGCTACGTACTTCTTAAAGGACGGCAAGTTTGGCGTGTGCAGTCGCAATAAGTGGTTGTTAACGGAAGATGACTCCCCGTATTGGCAAGTGGCAAACAAGTACCAGATAGAGGAAACTCTGCGTGCTATTGCCTTTGAGAGTGGTTGCAAACTCTGCGTATTACAAGGAGAAATCATCGGGCAGTCTATTCAAAAGAACAAGTATCATTTAAGCGGATTCATGTTCATGCCGTTTAACTTGGTGTTCGATGGCAAGCGTTTGAACTATCACGATATGAAAGAGTGGTTAGCCACTACGTCATTAAACTGTGTACCAGAGTTAAACAATGACTTTATCGTCCCGCCGCAGTGGGAGATTGCAGACATCGTTGAGTATGCTAAAGGAACAAGTCTGTATCGTGATGGTAAAGAACCACGTGAAGGTATCGTGTGTCGCAATGAAGAGAAACATATTTCGTTCAAGGTTATCAACCCAGACTTCTTATTGAAGGAGGATGAATGACATGAGGATTATCATGACTGGCATGTATCCTGCACTGGAACGAATGTTCTGGAAAGCGGCGGAGAGAAACGCCAACAGGAGAAAACCTAAAGAGCCGAAAGGTAAAGCAAGTGACGGTGAGTACTGCCCGAAAGAAAAGTTCGGGCAGTCATGGGCATATGCTAAAGGAGAAAAGAACGATGAAGAATGACAATATGGTTAATCACCCGAGCCATTACACACAGGGTGGGGTTGAGTGTATCGACGCAATTAAATCGGCTACCATAAACAAGTCTCCATTCGAAGCGGTATGCGTTGCCAACATAATAAAATATCTCTGGCGATACGAAGAGAAGGGCGGTCTCGAAGACATTGATAAAGCCGCTTGGTATTTACAACGACTACACAAGGAAGTCTTAGACAAGTCTTGTAAGTACCAGTTCGTTACCAACGATAATGGAGACATGGCGTTGCAGACTCCGTGGCATACGCTGATGATTCCAAAAGAGGGAGACATGTTCAACAGTGATGCTAATGCAAGAGACCAATTCTTAATGACGTTACTGGAAAGAGGTGGCTTCTGTCCATGTCAAATTACAAAGGACAGAGACACGATGTGTCCGTGTAAAAATTACAGACAGAATGGTAAATGTATCTGTGGTCTGTTTGTTAAAGTTCCTCAAAAGGTGGTGAACAACGATGTCGAGATTGAAAGCAAGCGAGATGTCCCCGAAGCAACTGACAGGGAGAAGGAATAAACACAGAGGATACACCACAGAGAAACAGTTGGAAAAGTTCTTGAACAGTTGTGGTATCCCTGCCGAAAGAGTAATGATGTCGGGCGCATTGAAAGGTATTAAGCACGACGATTTACACGGAGATGTGAACATTAAGTTGGGCGACAAACTTGTCCGAGTGGAAGTCAAGTCAAGAGTTAAACTGCCACGATACGTGACAAACTTGTACAAGGACAGAGACACTCACGACATAAAGAAACTTCCACGTGAAGACAGGGTAATCAAGGTTCAAGATTTGTGTTACATCTTAGACCAAGACCAGTTCTTAGAACTGATGCACGTGGGTACACTGCCGAGAAAGGGCGTGACCATTGGCGCATCAAGATGCGGTGCGTTAGAAGAATGGTTCAAGCAAGATGATTCACAGATAGTGGCAATGAAAGAATTTGGTAAAAGGACATGGTACTTTGCAGTACACATCAAAGCGGTGAACAAAGTAGGAGGGAAATTCTAATGATGACAATTATTACTGACAAACCCAAGCGCACAATTTAGGTAGTAGGGTATGGGATTGATTCTTACACAGACAAGTCTGGGCAGAAGATTTGGAAAGTGTATGGTATACTGTCCCCGATGTAGCGTGGACGCTTGGTTACGAGAGACAGTTCCGTAATCAAGGACTTGTACATTGACGAAGAAACAATCTGTATCTTCCGTAGCACCAACGAGTTGGAAGTGTTGCAGTGCAAACACGTGATGGATGTGAACGTAGCACACGGAGTAAACTTCTTCAGTGTAGAAGCGTTCAAAGAATTGTTGGACAAGATGAATAAACGAAAGCAAGACGACATTGTTATAGAGGATGGAGTGATTGTAAATGAAGATTGACTTCGGGTTCGATGAAGAGTTTGATGCTTTCATGGAATCCCTTAAAGACAACAGAGATTATAAAGAGTTAGCAACACTGGATGGCATCGGCAAGCAAACTGATATGGTGGCGTTCTCAAAGAAGTTCTTCGGCAAGAAGGAACAGGCGGCGGCAGATGTATCGGTAGACAGTAATGCAAACGTAGATGACATCAGCATCATCGCATACGAAGCAGAAGTACCCAAGCCACTGTTCCGTATCAATGCGTACTATCTATTATGGAAGTACGGAAAGAAGTTATTCAGTAAGGAAGAAGCAGAGAAGTTATGTAAGGCGCAGTTCTTCAAGGACTACTACATCAATGACTTCCATAAGTTCGCAACCTCTCCATACTGTTTCAACTTCTCCTGCCTTGATGTAGTATTTATGGGACTTCCGTTCGTGAATAAGATTAAGTGCAAACCACCCCGACACTTGAACTCATTCGTCAACCAGATGATTCAGTTCGTAACCTACGCAAGTAACAGTGTGGCAGGTGCAGTCGGGTTGGCGGACTTCTTAATCTGCCTGTCATGGTTCTACGATAGGGAGATAGAGTGTGGTGCTACCACGGATGCAGATGTTAAGCAACAGATTCAGTCGTTTATTTTCTCTGTAAACCAACCCTTCCGTGGGGGACATCAGAGTGCCTTTACCAATGTCTCTCTGTTCGATAGCAACTTCTTACGGAAGATGTGTGGCGAGTACAGATTCCCCGATGGTTCTCAACCTAACCCAGAGACAGTGAAGAAACTGCAAGTCATGTACATGGATGTGATGAACGAGACATTGGACAAGACCCCATGTACATTCCCAGTAACCACGGCTTGCTTCTCCGTAGACGATGACAGGAATATTATTGACAAAGACTTCCTCAGACTTGTCTGCGAGAAGAATTTAAAGTATGGTTGGATGAACTTCTATGCAGGTAGTACATCTACACTGTCCAGTTGTTGTCGGTTACGTAGTGAAGCAGACCACGAGTACTTCAATACCTTTGGTGCGGGTGGTACAAAGATTGGTTCATTGTCGGTAACAACCATAAACTTACCGAGGATTGCATACGAAACAAGACACGAGTGTTCCATGTATGGTGCGCCACCTCTCGAAACCTTCTTCAATAAATTGAAGGAGAGAGTGGAGATGTGTGCAGAGGTGAACGCTATCAAGCGGCACATCATTAAGACACGTATCAAGAATGGCAACCTGCCCTTGTATACCCTTGGGTTTATGGATATCAATAAGCAGTACTCCACATGTGGACTGAATGGTATCAATGAAGCAGTAGAGATTATGGGATACGATATCCTTATGAACAATGGCAAAGAGTTTGTTCGTAAGATATTGGAGACAGTGAACCAAGTAAACAAGTCTCAAGAGAGACGGTTTGGTTATCCACATAACTGTGAGCAGACACCCTCTGAGAACTCTGCTATTAAGTTAGCACACTCCGACAAGATACTGGGGTACAATGACAAGTACGACTTGTACTCTAACCAGTTTATCCCCCTAACTGTACAGACTGATATGCTGAACCGCATAGTGTTGCAGGGTATGTTTGATTCCCTTATGACTGGCGGTGCTATCCTGCATCTCAATGTAGCAGAGAGGATTAAAGACCCTGCGTTACTGGAAGAACTTATCAAGAACTCTGTGAAGCAAGGCGTAATCTACCAAGCAGTTAATTATGTTTTAAATGTATGTGAAGATGGACATATAACAGTAGGTCGTAGCGATGAAAAGTGTAGCGTGTGCGGTAAACCTATTACAGATAAACTCACACGTGTGGTAGGGTTCTTAACCAATACAAAGAATTGGCACGAGGTAAGACGCAAACATGACTTCCCAGACAGAAAATTCTACGGCTTGTGACACGGCTTGTACTCGTGAATGGATTCCGCCTGAATGGATTCCGTATAGACCACCGTATGAGCAAGCAATAATCCAAGAAGATAAACACAGACAAGAACACAAGCAAATGCAAGAACAGTTCCGTGTATTAAGAACATCTATAGATGCAGTAGAAAGGATTCACGATAGGGAGATAGCAACACTATATCGTTTGATTGAGGAGAGAACCCTTGTCCTCTCTGATGTTGATGAGATATACAATGACTATTGCTAAAGGAGACAAGTATGGATATAAGAATTGCGGGGACTGAGTTCTCCCTTCAACACAAGTCCTTTGAGATTTATGTGCAAGGATGTTTTCGTGGATGTAAGGGATGCCACAACCCCGAGACACAATCCTTTGGTGGCGGTACACAAGTAGACATAGACAAGTTTATCATGGAGAAGTACGAGCAGACAAAACAGTTTGACAACCTCGTAGATAATATTTATATTACTGGTGGAGACTTACTATGTTACGTTGACGATATCGCTTCAACCTTTTCGATAGCGGTTGCTATCGCATGGAATGATAAGTGTA